GTCTAGTTGATGAAGATCAAGTACCACCAGAGCCAGAGCAAGCCACATCTGTTTTAGGTGATGTTTGGTTATTGGGTAACCATAGAGTTATGTGTGGTGATAGTACTAATTTTGTAGAAATAGAATTATTAATGGATAATAAAATAGCTAAATTATTACATGCTGATCCACCTTATGGAATGGGTAAAGAAAAAGATGGAGTTTTAAATGATAATCTTTACAAAGAAAAATTAGATAATTTTCAAATGGAATGGTGGAAAGCATTTAGACCATATTTAGAAAATAATGCATCAGCTTATATTTGGGGAAATGCAGAAGATTTATGGAGATTATGGTTTTCTAGTGGATTAGGTGGTAGTGAAAAATTAACTTTTAGAAATGAAATAATTTGGTCAAAAAATACTGCTCAAGGAATAAATAGTGAAAGTTTTAGAATGTTCCCAACATCAACTGAAAGATTATTATTTTTTATGTTAGGAGAGCAAGGTTTCAACAATAATGCAGACAATTATTGGGATGGGTGGGATTTTGTAGTCAATTATTTAAAACAAGAAAAAGAAAAAAGTGGATTATCAATAAAAGATTTTAAAAGAATTGCAGGTCATTCAGAAAATAGTGGTTGTCATTGGTTTGATAAAAGTCAATGGAATATGCCAACAAAAGAAGTTTATCAATCTTGGCAAAATTATATGAATAAAAATAATAAAAATGTATTTAAAAAAGATTATGATGAATTAAAGAAAGATTATGATGAATTAAAGAAAGAATTTTATTCTACTAGGTCTTATTTTAATAATACTCACGAAAACATGACAGATGTTTGGCAATATCAAAGTGTTTTAGGAAAAGAAAGGTTAGGTCATGCAACACCAAAACCAGTAGAAATGATGAAAAGAATTATAAATACAAGTTTACCTTTAAATGGATTATGTGTTGAACCATTTGGTGGATCTGGTTCAACATTATTGGCTTGTGAAAAAACTAACAGAACATGCTACACAATGGAACTTGATCCTAAATATGTAGATGTGATAGTTCAAAGATGGCAAGACTTCACAGGTAAAAAAGCAATCCACGAAAAAACAAATAAAACTTTTGATGAAATAAAAAATGGCAGCAACAACATTTCCACTTGATACAATATCTAAATTATTGGATTTAACTCCTAGACGTGTTCAACAATTATCAGCAGAGGGAATTATTCCAAAAGCAGAACGTGGTCGCTATGAGTTAGTCCCGGCAGTACAAGGTTATATTAAATATTTAAAAGAAAGATCTATTAAAGCTGATGCAAGTGGTGATGACTATAATGCACATAGAACCAGACTAACTAAAGTTAGGGCAGATATGGCAGAGATAGAAAAGGCACAAATAGAAGAACAATTGATTCCATCTAGTGATGTTGAAAATGCTTGGCTAGAGGTTAGCCAGAATATGCGCCAAAAGTTATTAGCATTTCCACAAAGAGTTTCTCCAGAAGTTTATGCTGCAGAAAAATTAGTAGAAGTTAAATCTATTTTAAAGGATCATATTTATGATGCATTACAGGAAATAGCAAATGTCGAAGTTAGAGTTACAAAGCCAATCAGATCACACGACTCTGATGAGGATAATGCAGCAGACGTTGCAAGCAATGAAGCCACCTCCAAATCTAAAGATAGACGAGTGGGCAGATAAGCATAGAAGATTATCACCAGAAAGTTCTGCTGAACCGGGATTGTGGTCAACTGATAGGGCAACTTATCAGCGAGGTATGATGCAAGCTATTAGTGACCCTAAGATTGAAAACATTGTTTTTATGACAGGCGCACAAATAGGCAAAACAGAGATAATTAATAATTCAGTTGGTTATTATGTATCTCAAGATCCATCACCTATGCTTGTGGTTCAGCCAACATTAGAGTTAGCAAAGATGTGGTCTAGTGATAGGTTGTCACCTATGCTTAGAGATACACCTATTTTAAAAAACCTAGTTAAAGATCCACGTTCTAGGGATAGTGGCAACACTCTTTACCAGAAACAGTTTCCCGGTGGTTATATTGCAATAGTGGGTGCAAATTCTCCATCTGGGTTAGCAGCTAGACCGATTAGATGTGTTTTCTTAGATGAGGTTGATCGTTACCCGGCATCAGCAGGTTCAGAGGGAGATCCAATAGAACTAAGTAAAGCCAGAACCAAAACATTTACTTATAATCGCAAGATTGTAATGGTATCTACACCAACAAATAAAGGTGCATCTAGGATTGAAAATGCTTTTGAGGAAAGTGATAAGAGATATTATTATGTGCCTTGTCCAGATTGTAAGCATGAACAAAGGTTAATCTGGTCTAATGTTAACTGGGAAGAAGATAAACCAGAAACTGCAAGTTATATATGCGAGGAATGTGGATCTACTTGGGATGATGCTATGCGCTACAGGGCAATAAAAAATGGTAATTGGGTTGCAACTGAAGACTTTAATGGCACAGCAGGTTTTCATATCTCTGGGATTTATTCACCTTGGACACCATTATCGGAAGCAGTAAAAGGTTTTTTAGTAGCTAAAAAGATGCCAGACACTTTAAGAGTGTTTGTGAATACCTATTTAGCTGAAACGTGGGAAGATCAAGGTGAACGTGTTGATGATTATGCAGTTGCAGAACGTGCAGAACCATTCGGTGATAAATTAGATAGCAATATAATGCTTTTAACTTGTGGTGTTGACGTGCAAGATGATCGACTAGAGTTAGAGGTTGTTGGTTGGGGTAAAGATGAAGAAAGTTGGAGTATTGATTACAGAACTCTATATGGTGATCCATCAACACCTCATTTGTGGAATGATCTGGAAAACATTCTAAAAAATATTTATGAAACTGAAGATGGTCGGCAAATGCAAATCAGATCAGCTTGCATTGATAGTGGTGGTCATTATACACAAGCAGTTTATAACTTTGTTAGACCTAGAGAGGGCAGAAGAGTATTTGCCATAAAAGGTATGGGTGGAGAAAGTAGACCTATTGTGTCAAGACCAACCAGAAATAATATTGGTAAAATTAGATTATTTACTTTAGGTGTTGATAGTATCAAGGAACTAATTTTCTCAAGATTAAAAATATCTGAAGTTGGTGCAGGTTATTGCCACTTTCCAGATGATAGACCAGATGAATATTTTAAACAATTAGCATCAAGTGAAAAGATTGTAACAAAATTTCATAAAGGTTTTCCCAGAAGAGAATTTGTAAAAACCAGAACTAGAAATGAAGCATTAGACTGTAGAGTTTATGCGATTGGTGCATTATCAATTTTGAACTTAAATTTAAACGTAATTTCTGATAGAATACAAAATGAAAAGATAAATAAAACAGAAGAACCAACTAAAAGACCTGTTAGACCTAATCGTTTTAGGGGAAATAGCTTTGTAAATGGTTGGAGATAATAGCTATGGCAAAAAAGTGCATTTTGGGTTATAGTAACTTGACAAAATAAAAAATTTGTAAAAGGGATTTATTGTGGCTAACCTTTTTGATGCAGATAATGCTCCTACCGAAGAACCAGAAGAATTTGTAATAGGTGATTTTGTTCAATGGAAAAGAACAGATTTATCAACTGATTATCCTAACACCACTCATACTATGGCATATGTTGCCAGAATTAGGGAGGGTGGTTCTAATGAAATAACTATTAATGGAACTAATTCTAATAGTGATTATTTATTTACTGTAACAAGTGCAACATCTGCTGATTTTGTCGAGGGTAATTATCATTGGCAGTTAGAAGTTACTGAAACATCTAGTGGTAATAGAATTGTAATAACAACTGGTGAATGGGAAATTAAGCCAGATCTTGATGTTAATAATGCAGATCCACGAAGTCATGTGGAAATAATGTTAGATAAAATTGAAACTGTTTTACAGGGCAGAGCAGATGCTGATGTTTTATCTTATTCTATTAATGGTCGTTCTTTATCTAAGATGTCACCAGATGAACTAGTTCAATGGAGAAATTATTATAAAAAAGAACTAGCGATGCATAAAAGAAAAGAATTAATTAAAAGAGGTAAGCCAACAGGTGCAACTATTTCGGTGAGGTTTTAGATGGGTATTTTTGATTTTTTAAAACGTGACCAAAATCCAAAAAGAATTAAGAAAAGAAATTATGGTGGTGCTAGAGGTGGCAGATTATTTGGTGACTTCATTGGATCTTCATTTAGTGCAGATAGTGAATTAAGATATAATCTTGAAGTTTTAAGGAATAGATCAAGGGAATTAGTCAGAGATAATGAATTTGCTAAAAGATATATTAATTTAATAAAAACAAATGTAGTAGGTGATAAAGGTTTTCATCTTCAAGTCAAAGCTAGAAATGATGATGGCACATTAGATAGACCGGGAAATGCTATTATTGAAAATGCTTGGAAAAGTTGGGGAAGATTAGGTAGTCCAACTGTTGATGGTCGTATGAGTTGGTTAGATTGCCAAAAATATGCCATAGAAGCATTAGCTAGGGATGGTGAAGTTTTTATTAAAAAGCTATCTGGGAAAAGATATAAAGATAATTTTAGCTTGCAATTAATTGAAGCTGATATGGTCGATGAGAAAAAGAATGAAGTTCTGCAAAATGGTAATCAAATCAGAATGGGTGTTGAGCTAGATCAATATCATAAACCTGTTGCATATTGGATTTTAACTAGTCATCCCGGAGATAGGCATTATAACAAAACACCGGGTCAAAAGCATATAAGAGTTCCGGCTGATGAAATGATCCACGTTTTTATGCCAACAAGAACACATATGACAAGAGGTGAGCCATTTATGGTTTCTGTTATTAGCACTTTGAAGATGTTAGGTGCTTATAGGGAAGCTGAAATAATTGCTGCTAGAATTGGTGCATCTAAAATGGGAATGTTAACAACACCTAATGCAGATGATTTTATGGGTGATGATTTGCATGATAATCATATGCCGTTGATTGATGTTGAGCCGGGAACATTTCACCAACTTCCTGCAGGTTATGATATTAAGATGTTTGATCCAGACCATCCTAATACTGGATTTGCTGAATTTGAAAGCGCTATGCTTAGAGGTGTAGCATCTGGATTGAATGTTAGTTATGCAGCTTTATCAAGTGATTTATCATCTGTTAATTATAGTTCAATTAGACAAGGAGCATTAGATGAAAGAGATGGTTATAAATCTTTGCAAGAATTTATGGTTCAACATTTTGCCGAAGTTGTGTTCAAAGATTGGCTCTCAAGTGCGATGGACTTTGGAACAATACCAATACCATCAACTAAATTTGATAAATTTTACGATAATACTTCTTTTAGGGGTCGTGGTTGGAATTGGATTGACCCATTAAAAGAAATAAATGCTGCAGTTGTTGGATTGCAAAATGGTATATTATCGCATCAAGATGTTGCTGCTCATTATGGTCGTGATGTAGAGGAAACATTTAGCCAGATTAATCGTGATAAAGAAATGGCTAAACAATTTGATTTATCTATGGCATTTGAGCCATTTGGTCAAAAGTTCCCGGCAGAGCCAGAGGTAACTAGTGGGGATGATGATGGCGAAGTATAAAGGCGAGGATATAGACCTCACACCAACTGAAGCAATGGCTGAAGAAGCGCAAAAGGGTCTTGATTGGCGCAAAGAATTTGGCAGAGGTGGAACAGAAGTAGGTGTTGCAAGAGCAAGACAGTTAGTAAATAGGCAAGAAGTATCTGCTGAAACAGTTAGAAGAATGCATAGTTATTTTTCAAGGCATGAAGTTGACAAAGAGGGTGAGGGATTTAGTCCCGGTGAAGATGGATATCCATCAGCAGGTCGCATAGCTTGGGCATTATGGGGTGGTGATGTTGGTCAAAGTTGGGCAAGAAATAAAGATAGACAACTTGATAATATAGATGAAGAAGCCACTAGAGCAATAGAGGATGAATTTCCAGATAAAACAATAACTGCTTTAGAGAATAAAGTTGAAGAGCATAATGAAGAATATGGTGATACTGCATCTAAAAGAGTAACATTAGGGATGTTAGCTAAAGTTTATAAAAGAGGG